TTGATACTTTCGAGGGTGTTTTGGTTTGTACCTACTCTTAATACTTTCAGCCATCTCTTATACATAATATATAATCTCAAATATTTATAGATGGCGGGAGCAGTACCCCAAAAATTAAGAGTTACAGATATAAAATCTAGGATACTTAATGTTGCTCAATCTTCTCAATATCTGTTAACTTTATCTATACCAGCAGCAGTAAGATCTAAAGTTTCTGATTTAAGTGATCTGGATTTAGATAATATTGTTTTGTCTTGTTCTGAGGCTAGTTTACCAGGTTCTTCTTTAGCTACTCATGATGTCACCAATGATTATCAGGGAGTGACTGAGAAGATGGCTTATAGAAGAATATATGATGATGTTTTAGGGTTGACATTCTATGTTGATAGAAACTATAATGTAATTAAATTGTTTGAGAGGTGGATAGATCATATTAGTGGTATCACAGATACTAATTTTTATAAGAGTCCATATGCAAATCAAAGAGTTTCTTATCCCACGACATATAAGAGGGATATATTTGTAACTAAATTTGAGAAGGATCAGTTCTCAGATCAATCTACTTTACCTAAAGATAGGTTAGAGTATACTTTTGTTCAAGCTTTTCCTAGAGATATTACTGCTATGCCAGTTTCATATGAGGAAAGTTCTGTTTTAAAATGTAGTGTATCATTCTCCTTCATTAGATATCTGGTAGATAAAAAGAATGATAATGTTGTAACACTCTTTTAAACTCTATAAATAAACTACACTGAATTTTTTATAAGATATTATGCCCTTACCAACCATTGCTACTCCTACTTATGAACTTGAGTTGCCATCTACAGGAAAGAAAGTTAAGTATAGACCCTTCCTAGTTAAAGAAGAAAAACTTTTAGTCTTAGCATTAGAGTCTGAAGATACAAAACAAATTACTACTGCTATCAGAGCAGTCTTGAAGAATTGTATACAGAGTAGAGGAGTAAAGGTAGATTCTTTACCTACATTTGATATAGAATTTTTGTTCCTTAATATTAGAGGCAAGTCTGTTGGTGAGGAGTTGGAAGTTAATTTAATTTGTCCTGATGATGGTGAAACATCTGTACCAGTTACTATTAATATAGATGATATTAAAATAAGTAAATCTGAAGATCATACTAAGAAAATTCAATTAGATAAGTCTTTAATAATGGAGATGAAGTATCCATCTCTTGATGAGTTTATTAAAAATAATTTTGATTTCACTGGTGATCCAGGAATAGATCAATCATTTGATTTGATTGCATCATGTATAGATAAAATTTATAATGAGGAGGAGGTATGGTCTACTGCTGATTGTACTAAGAAGGAAGTGAAAGAATTTTTAGAACAGATGAATAGTCTTCAGTTCAAAGGTATTGAAAAGTTCTTTACTACGATGCCTAAGTTATCTCATAGTATTAGTATTACTAATCCTAAGACAAAGGTTGAAAGTACTGTAGTACTAGAAGGGTTATCGTCTTTTTTCGAGTAGCAATGGTTCATATGGACCTTGAGAATTACTATAAGATTAATTTTGCCCTATTACAGTATCATAAATACTCATTAACAGAGATTGAAAACTTAATCCCTTGGGAGAGGGACATTTATATTGGTATGCTTCAGCAACATCTTGAAGATGAAAAATTAAAGCAACAACAATCTAATGCCCGTTAAGAAAGGACTAGTTGAAGAGAATGTATCCACTAAGGTTTTAGCAGCTCTTAGTACTGCTTTTGGTCGGGAAATATCTTTTGTTGATGATTTAACTTATGCTGAATATGAAACTGAATTAAGAGAAGCAATGTTGAAAGTCCATCCTGATAGGGGTGGAGACGAAGAGACTTTTCAAATACTATCAGAAGAAAGAGATAGGATAAGGAAAAGGAATAGTGAAATAGTACCTAAGGAAAAGAAAACTACTATCAAAGGAGTTAAACTACTTCCTGGTACTACATTTCGTTCTGATGATATAAAACCTGCTGATGTAGATAAAGATAGTAGTGAGTCATCTACAGTAAACATAGCAGATAGATTGAATAATATTGCAGATGCATTGGCTGTTATTGGTGGTCTATTTAAATTAGAATTAAAAGCATTACAGGATAAGGAGACACAAGATCGTAAGGATAAAGCAGATCAGGATAAGAAAGCAAGAGAATCAGAATTAGAAGCAAAGAAAGGAACTGAGAAGAAGAAAAAAGATACTGGTTTGAAAATTCCTGGAAAAGGAATAATAGGTAATTTGCAAAGATTTTTTACAAATGTAGCTCTGGGAGCAGCATCAATTAAAGTACTTGATTGGTTGAAAGATCCTGCTAATCAGAAGAATGTAACTAAAGTTGCTACTTGGCTCAAGGATAATGCTAAGACTATATTTACTGGTTTATTTGTTTTAGCTGGGTTAGATATTGCTAGTAAAGTATTGCTTTTAGCTAGAGGTGTAGCTTCTGTATTGGTTTGGATGGGTGGTGCTCCATTACTTATTGGAGCTATAATATTAGCATTGGGAACTTTAGGTACGTTGAAAGCGAAAAAAGATTATGATATGACTATAAAGAGTATGGAAGAAGAAGCTATTCAAAGAGGGTTTGTTCATGACGACGGAAGACCTGACCTTAAGGCATTGACGGTAAGACATGATTTTGAAACCAAAAAGCGATTGAACCCAGATGATGAGCTAATTCAAGGAACTACTTGGGAAGAATATTTAAATAATAGAAAGAATGCATTTGAAAAACTGTGGGGTATTTTTGATAATACACATAAGATTGATGAAGTAACATATAAAAATGCAATGAAGGGTATGGCAAAGGGAGGACGTCCTCCTGTAGGTGAGGTAGTAACTGTAGGTGAAATGGGTAGAGAATTATTTGTAGCAGATACATCAGGAACTATTATTCCTAATGATAAAAGTGAACATGTCTTTGATGGGGGAGCACTTCTTGTTGCTAAATCTAATACTATGGATAAGGTTTCTGGTATAAGTCAGAGGGTATCTAAGAAAAGAACTCCCAATTTAATAGATCTTAGAGGAGGAAAGGGATCAACTTCTAATCCTACTTTCAATACTGGAGATCAGATATCATCTGTTTCTAGTGAGGATAGTAGTAACATAGATATTTTCACTGGCAGTTTATCATATGGGTTGGTAGGTTGATATGATATTAGGATTAGCATCAAACATATTAAAGTCTTTAGGGAGTAAGAAGAAGAAGACTAGTGGCGAGCAAATGGCTAAGAATGTAATGAATAAAGATAAAGAAACTTCTTTAGTAACTGTTAGAGAAAAAAGTTCTACTGTTAAAGGAACAGATCTTACTCCTTTAGAGGATATTAGAGATGATATGAAAGTATCTTCTAAGAAGAGTAAAGATCCTCTTAACTTAGCATTGGATGGTATAGATAATTCTTTGTTTGGTATTATTGATACCTTAACTAAAACTAATTTTGTAAGGAAGAAAATAGAATCCAATGAGAACAAAGCTGAACTTGATAAGAAGAAGAGTTTAAGAGAACGTATGCTTGAAGCATCTTCTGGATTTGTTAAAGGTGCTGTAGGAACAGTTAAAGGGTTGACTGGTAGTGCTTGGGATAAGTTGATGAATTTTCTTACTTGGACTATTTTAGGAGCAGTTGTTAATTATATAATGAAAAATTGGAAGAGTGTAAGAGAACAAATAGAGAAAGTGATGGAACAATTGCGAGAAGTATTTGAAAGATTGCAACCATATTTAATAGTAATAAAAGATATTGTAATGTGGTTTGGAACTACAGCATTGGGATTGATAAACCAAATAGATAAGAGGATTCTTGAAGAAGATTCTGAGAAAAAGATTAAAGAAATTGAAAAACAATTAAATGATGTTGAATCTTTAGAGAAAAAATTTATAGGTACTTCTAAGCAATTGGAAGATTTTAAAAAGGAAATAGAAGCTGCTGGAAATGATAAAGAAAAAGTGCAAAAAATTATTGCAAAGTATGAGCCTTTATTTGAGATTGAAAAACAAAGTAATTTCCTTAACCCATTAACAGAAGAAGGAAAAAAAGGTAAGTTGAATGAGGAGGGTGAACCTGAAAGATTAGATGATACATTTAGTAGTATAAATGATGAAGTCTTCATTAACAATAAACCTACTGGAAAAAATGCTATAGAGTTGGCTCGAGAAGAATATTATGTCGATCAGAATGGTAATGTAAGAAGAAAGTCTGATAATAAAAAAGATAGATTTGGTTTTTTTATTTCCCATGAGGCACATGGGGTTGATCCAAAACTTTTGGAGATACTAGATTATAATAAAGATGCTAATCAATCAAATAATACCTTATTAGATAAAGATATATCAAGTTATACTGTGGGTTTAGAAGCATACAGTGAGGATTTTGATACTGAAAGTTCTATTATATTATTGTCTGAAGATAGTCAAACTGGTATGAGTAACTTTAATAATACTTATTTGAATTCTGATATTAACTTGTATGATAGTAAACTAAATATAAAAGATGCATTTCTATTCGAGAAATTAAATAAGTAATATGTCTGGACCCATTCCACAACTTAGCCCTGCAAGACCAGGTAATATTCGTCAATTTAAAATTAGCGGTCAAGATGTAACGGGATTTGATAACAATAATAATAGTAGAACTTCTTTAGCTGACTTAAGATACTATGAGAATATATTATCTCCTAGCATTACTTTTAAGGTAGGTATTGAAGAGACTGATAATCTTTTAGATAGTCTTCCTATTAAAGGAGGAGAGAAGTGTGATATTTCTATAGAAGATTCTCAAAATAATAGGTTAAGTCTTAGTCTATATGTTAATAGGATAAGGAATGTTGTTAAAGATCCTCTGCAGTGTAATTACTTTTTAGACCTTACTACTGAGGAGTCTTTTAAGAACGATCAATCAAGAGTAGTAAAAAGATATGATGGTAAGATATCTGATAGTGTTAAAAAGATTTTAACAGAATCTACTTCAGGTAGTGATGGAATAAAGACTTCAAAAGTAAATGATAAAAATTTTGATAAGACTTTAATTAAATATAATTTCATAGGTAATAATAAAAAACCTTTCCATGTATGTACTTGGTTAGCATCCAAATCTGTTCCAGAAAATGCAGGAAAGTCTGGTGGTGCAGCAGGATATCTTTTCTATGAAACACAGGATGGATTTAACTTTAGATCTATAGATGCTTTATTTAAAGAACAGAAACCTAAAAAGAAATTAATCTTTACAGGAACTCCAGACACACCAGTAGATTATAATGATAAGATCATACAATATTCTGTGCAGAGAGACATAGATGTTAGAAATAACTTAGCTTTGGGAACTTATGCTAATGAATCTATCTTCTTTGACTTTTATGAGTTCAAATATAGAGAGAGGAGTTATAGTGTAGATGAAGGTGGTGTGTCAGGGAGTAAAGATAAACTAGAACATGGTGGAAAGGATGACTTTAGTGCTTCTGTAACTGATTCAGTTAGATCTAAACCATCAAGAATTATGACTCGTATACTTGATGTAGGAACACTTCCTGAGGGTAGAACTAGTAAAGAACAGTTAAAAAATTGGAAAGATAAACCAGATCAACCCACGTTTGATGCTGAAAAGGTGATGGTTCAATCTACAATGAGATATAATCAGTTGTTTTCTATTAAAATAAATGTTTTAATAGCAGGAGATTTTAGTTTGAGAGCTGGTGACTTGGTGAGTTGTGATTTTTCTGAAGTTGATCCTTCTACTAGTGTGGGTATTGATAAGAGAAGTAGTGGCATATATATGATAGCAAGTGTGTGTCATCGCTTGACATCTAAGCACACTACGAGTAATCTAACATTAGTTAGAGATACTTTTGGTAAAAAACCTTCTTAAGGAGATCTTATGACAACTAACACTCCAAAACATGATCTAAATCATGAAGTATATTTAGATCCTAAAGATCATAAAGAGCATATTAATCATGGTATGATAGAATATACTGAAGCAGATTTAGAGATGCATAATGATGCTTTCCATGCTCATGATGAGAATGAAGTGGATAAGAATGAAGGTAAGATCAATGACTGGCATACAAGGCATGAGGATCAGCACTTAGAAGTGTACTGTGATAATCATCCTGACTCATTAGAGTGTAGAGTATACGACGACTAATGTTAGAAAATCTTTCGCTTAAAACTAATTTTGTAGGTAAGGATGGGTACTTCTGGTGGATAGGTCAGATAGTAGAGGAAAAATATTGGAAAGAAAACATCTCTTCAAGACCTACTGATGATGAAAAATCTTTTGGTGGGTTTGATTATAGATATAAGGTTCGCATTTTTGGGTATCATCCTTCTAATGTAGACGATCTTTCTGATGAACAACTTCCTTGGGCATCTGTTATGCTTCCTGTCACTGCTGGTGCAGGATCAGGTGGTGCTTCTCAATCTCCTAATTTAAGGCAAGGTAATTTTGTTCATGGATTCTTTTTAGATGGTGAGGATGCGCAGCATCCTATCATTACTGGCGTCTTTGGTTACAATGAATATGTAAAGTTAGAAAGAAATGAACCAGTAGATTCTTTTGGTCCTTATAGTGGATTTAATTATACTGAAGATTCTGTTCCTTATTATGCTCTTTCTGTAAATGATAAAATAGGATCACTTACAGATAATAAAATTTTTGAAGGTGTTAATTTCCTTGACC